TTTTTTTTCGGTACTATTTTTTAGTTTGAATAGTCGGATACATAGTCTTTTAAATCATCAAACTTACTAGATAAATCAACAGTATCTACTTCAGATACTTCTAGGTTTTCGTAGTCTTCTTTACTAATAGATTCGTTATAGTCTTCTATTAACTTAAACATCTTTGTTTCAGTATCATCTATTAGTTTCTTTACTTCGGCGTTCATCTTCTCGTAGTTCATATATTCTCCTTTATTAGTTTATATTGTTAATATATCACATATTTTCTTTGGCGTCTAGTGAAATATTTTCTAACATTTTTCACTAAATAAACACAAGGCAATATTACTAATAACTTGGGAGGATACTATGGGAATGACCCCTATACAAAGGTACCGTATTAGACAATACTTGAAAAGAATACAATCACAGCGTGAATACAAAGCAATGTTAAAAAGACGACAAAAAATTTCTTCTTGGATAAAACCGATCTTAAAAGTTGGTTTTTGGTTTTTCTTATTTAAGGGTTTACTCTGGTTATTACTCTTATACTTTGGTGTTAGCATCCTTTAAGTTATACATAGTGGTGTTGAACTTCCAGGAAATGCTTAGAGTACCAGAAACAAGCAAAATCGCCGAATCGAAGCAACTTTAAAAAAAAATCGGAAATTTCTCTAAATAGTTCTATGTTTAATATATACGAGAAAATCTTGTTATGGTGTTGTTGTAGTTATATGGCTTATGTCTTAATCTGTATGATATTAGGTACACTAGAGATATTGTAGAATCTAAATATAATAGAATGATACAGAAATTGTATAGTATCTTCGGATACCTGGCCATTCTTATGGCATTAATATCTGTATCTTTATTTGTTATCTTTTAGTTGCAACTAAATAGTGATATGTTAAATGAACATATTAGCAAATACCACGATAGAGTAAATCTTAATATTGATGTTGAAAGATTAGGTAAAGAGTACCTTGATTTTAAATATCATTTAGGATTTAAAACTGATAACCCTGCTAATATTGATTTCAATGCAATTTGCATTAATCGGATACCAGGCGATCCTAGAAGTATATCTGGTGGTAATGTTCGTGGTCTTTATTGGACAATGCCTGATACCACTAATGTTGAAGAACAACGATTACCTTTTATAGAAGAAAGTAAATATACAGAAATCTGTCCTGAGTTTAAAGGGTCTTATGTAGAAGATGTTTACAATCTTATATCTAAACATTTTAAAATAGGTCGTATTCGTTTCTTAATGAAACCAAGTCGTACTTGTTTAAGTTGGCATAGAGATCCAGAAAAAAGAATACACATTCCTATTATAACTAACAAAGGCAATCTTATGGTAATAGAAGATACTGCTTTTCATATGCCATCAGACGGCGCTGCTTATATAACTGACAATACAAAATATCATAACTTCTTTAATGGTAGTGAAGTTGATAGAGTGCATTTAGTGGCAACCTTATTAGAATGAAATTAACATTTAAAGAAAGATGGAAGAAGGCTTGTAATACAGATAATGTTATAGATTTTTCTGTTGATGTTGGACTTATTGCTTTTGATGTTCTAGCAAGTCCTATATTAATAGTTGTTAGAGTCTTTCGTTGGGCAATGAATAAATGGGTAAACGGTTATATTAAAAGATTTTTAAAATGGTTTGTACATAAAGTATTAAGGATAAAATGATAACAATATTAGATAACGCATATAAAAGATTAAACGAATTAAAAAAGAAACATAACAAGAAGTTTGTTAGACTATCAGTTAAAGGTGGCGGTTGTGCTGGTTTTAATTATGATTGGTCATTTACAGATGAAGAACAAAGGGAAGATATTGTCATTGATGATATGTTAGTTGTAGATAGAATTAATGAATTATATTTAACAGGTATGGAATTAGATTACACTTATGATGATTTTGAATCTTCTTTTGTTTTTAACAATCCTAAAGCAACCTCATCTTGTGGTTGTGGTACTTCTTTTAGTGTATAAATAGTTATAATCGTTTATCCTGAAACGGACGGAAGTAAACCATTTAAGGTTGAAGAAACGCTCTTTATTAAAGGAGTATGTATGGACTTAATAAAAGACCTACGAGCTTTAAGAAAAGAGAAAAGTAAATTAGACTCTGCTAAAGCTCAATTAAGAAAACGAAGTAAAGATAGTATTGCTAGACCCAAAGCAAAGAACAATCTTTTTTCAAAAGATCCTCGTATGCAGGGCATATAAAAGAAAACCCACTAGAGGTTTCCAGCCTCTAGTGGGAAAAAACAACCCATTTAAGGGTAACTCTAAATTTTGTTAGACACCTACGCCGTTATGTCTGAAATCAACAATTGGCATAAAGTCATAAGCATATTCATTATCAGGTAATGTACCAGACATTTGAACATAACAATCATTAACTTTTCTGTTGTCAAAGAAAGTCTGTAAAGTCTTCTTCAAGTTTGTTGCCATTTGTTCGTGTATTGAAACATTGAATTTTGCAAACAATGTACCACACATAATAGTACAATCAGTAGCACTTTCGGCTAATGCAAGTTTCATTATGTCTTTTCTCAATTGAATAGACTTAACAGTTTCATCAGCCATAATTTGACCTTGTTCTTCTTGTACTCTTAACTCGTTATATTTTTCTGGTGTCATTATTTTGTCTCCTTATATAATTCTTGTGAGTATAATGCTAATATAAACATAGTTATTCCTAACCCTGCTAATACAAAACAAGCACCCCAATTATCGTTCATTGGTATTCCGTTGTAACCACCGTCAATTGCACCTACAGCACCTACTAAACATAGGGTACCTGATACTGATAATGCGATAGTTAAATATTCTATTAGTTTTTTCATAGTGTTTTTTCCTTATTGGTTTATTTTTTTGAAGTTATAATCATAAATAATCTTATTGATAGCATTTTTCATATTAATATCAATTGAATTTAAAAGTTCGTTATCAACTTCAACGATCTCTTTGATGTTTTTCTTCATTTTTTTGATTTGACTATAAGCAACATTTCTTACTATTGTCAAATTATTTGTTTTTGTGTTTTTGTTTATCATATACATACTATAATATAGGAAAAAGACCCTAAAGTCAAGTAAATAATCCCAAAATATGAAAATAATTACACTTTTTTTACTATGTTCTCTTTTTGTTCTCGTAAATTGTACAAAAACTGTTGAAAATTGCAAATATTCGCCTGATTTTGATATTTCTACTGAATCAATGAGCGAATCACTTGACGGAATTGTACAAATTGAAAAAATGCAACTAAAATCTCGTTGTAAATTCTAATATAAATAGTATTATGGTAAAATCACAAAAATTTTGTCTAAATTGCGGACACAAATCGCATTGTGGCAAAAAATGTTTACAAGATTATGGAGAACCACAAAAAACTGTTTGTTGTACTCATTGTCGTTGCGAAAATGATGATAATTCTTGGGAAGATACTGTAAAATACGATAATATTTAATAATGGAGATATAAAATGGCAAAAATGAGAATATTTAAGTTTTGGAATGAACAAGGTGACGAAAAAGAAGTTGAAAAAATGAGTTTGAAGAAGGCAGTTATGTCAGTTCAAGGTGATTTTAAAAACGAGTTTATTGGAGTTGAGTTTATCACTAAAAAAGGTGAAAAAATTGAAACAACAGTAAAAATACCTATGGGAAGAAAAGTTAGACAATCAATAATAACAGAAAAACGAAGAACAGCCGCAAAAGAGAAATTACAAGCAAGTAGAAGAAGTGCATAATGCCAGCAGTTAGTAGAAAAGGGGATACTTTAAGTACAGGACACGCTTGTACTGGTACAACAACACTAAACACACCAGGACAATCAACTGTTTTTGCAAATAGTATCTTAATTGCAAGAATTACTGATCCAACTGTGTCGCATCCTTTTCCACCATTGCCACCTTGTGCCCCTCACGTTGCAAAAGTTAATGTAGGTTCTTCAACAGTTCGGGTATGTGGACTATCAGTTGCAAGAATTGGAGATAGTACAGACGCTGGGGCAATGACTAAAGGTTCTTCTAATGTTTTCTCAGGTTAGAGTATAAATATAAGAGATATGCCGAACTACGATGCTACTAATACTAATAACTCTTTAAGAGCAAATAGAATCTATAAAGATTTAGATTTAAACTTTGGTCGTAATCCTGTTACTAATGATGTTAACAAATTAACAGATGTAGAGGCAGTCAAAAGAAGTGTTAGAAATTTGATTAACACAAATCATTATGAAAGACCTTTTCATCCTGAAATAGGAAGTGATGTTAGAGCAATGTTGTTTGAACCAATGACACCTCTTACTGCTCTTAATTTACAAAGAAAAGTTGGTGAAGTATTAAACAATTTTGAACCAAGAATTAAGTTAGAACAGATTATAGCAAAACCTGATATTGATAGAAACAGTTACTCATTAAGAATTATATTTTATGTTGTTGGAGTAGCAGAACCTGTAACAGTAGAAACATTTTTAGAAAGATTAAGATAATATGGCAAGTAATAAATTTATAGTATCAGATTTAGATTTTGACGCAATAAAAGAAAATTTAAAATCATTTTTACAAGATCAACCAGAGTTTTCAGATTACAATTTTGAAGGTTCAGGTTTTGCTGTCTTGTTAGATACATTAGCATACAACACACACTATCTAGGTTTTAATGCTAATATGGTTGCAAATGAAATGTACCTAGACTCTGCTGATATTAGAAAAAATGTAGTGTCATTAGCAAAGATGTTAGGATATACTCCTTCTTCAGCAAAATCACCTACTGCTGTTGTTGACATAACTTTAAACAACGCTACTGGTTCTTCAGTTACAATGGACAAAGGAACAACATTTTCAGCAAAGATAGATAATATAGATTATAATTTTGTAACTAATGAAGATATTACAATATCACCACAAGATGGTGTTTATAAATTTTCAAAT